TCTACAATCTGACTGAAAGCCACACTAAAGTCGTCTTTCTTTGCTCTTTTGCCTAAATCATCTAACTTCGAGGCCACATCTTTCTTCAATTGAGAAAGCAACATCGATCCAAAACCAGAAACCATTACTGACGGATCAGTTGGATCATCACTTTTTGAATCAATGACACCAACTGCCTCAGTGATTTCTTTTACTGTATTTAATAAATTCATATCACTATTTATACTTTTAATTTCTGATTGGACGTCTTGAAGTCTTTCTTCCGCATAATGGTCTTAGAAACCAAATCAAATTCACCATTTTTCTCATCCCATTTCAACACAAAAGGAAGATTTATATCAGTCTGAATATCATTCAACACTGCTTGAGCATCTGGTCCAAGTTTTGGAATCTTCTTTCCATATTTCTTGAACGTCTGTTTGAACAATCTTGTTAGTTCTGCTACTGTGATTTCTTTACCGTTTCTCTTGTCATTACAACGCTCAAGGAAATGTCTTGTGAATTCAACATCAATACCAACTTTAGCAAAAATCTTATCAGCAAACTTCTCTACATCATTCAAATTTGCTTTTGTAATTTGCTCTGCGATATACTCTTTATATTTTTGAGACTCCTGTTCTGCCTCATATCGAGTTTTTCTATCAAGAACTTTCTTTAATTCTCTACTTGAAATACCAACAATAGAAGCCGCTTTTGATAAAGCAAGTCCTTTTGGATTGGTGATAATAACACCTGGTGATTGCTGTGCTTGTGGATTCTTGTTGTAGTTCTTGACCATTTGATGATAAATCTGCAATGCTTGTTTATACTTCTTTTCGTTAACAGCACGATTAAATCTATGCATCGTTTTCTTACCAATGATTGCTTTGAACATATCTTTGAGTGTTCCTTCTTCTAGTTCGCCTGGAGTCTTGTCTTTATAATTCTTGGTCGTCTCGGACTTACCAAACTCAAGATACTCTTTCAGTCCCATACCCTTGCGTACAGCATTGAATATATCTTGAGCATCCTTTTCGGAAGTTCCTTTTGGCATTCCATCTTTATATGATTCAAAATCATTATTGGATACGTGATTTCTCATATCAGTACCAGATACTCCTTTCACTCTAGCACCTCCTCCCTCAATCACTTGGAAATTATCGAAGTCATATGATTTCTTTGGATCTTCGTGTTTGATATATGGACGAATTGACTTCTCAAAATCTTTAACTCTATCACCACCAACAACCATTGTTACATCTTTGAAGCCTTTATCCGATAGATATTTCAATGCGTGAAATGCTGTTTTAACAGATGAATCTTTAATGATATTAGCTTTAGGGAAGAACTTCTTGAGGAACTTAGTCTTGTCGTTATATGTCAGTGGATTCTTCTTCGGATCGTTTGATTGTGAAGTGAAAATCATTGAACTTCCACCACGCTTTTTGCCTTCAGAGACAACAAAATCGATCATCGCTTGATGACCTTTTGTGATTGGATTGAAGCGGCCAAAAGTGAACACTACCGGTTTTAATTTAGCTTCTTCCAATTCAAGAAATTGATTGAATGATTTCATTATTCTTCCTCTTCTAATTCTTTTTTACGTTTCGAGCCTTTCAATCTTGATTTTTCTGCTCTGCCCTTATTGATAGATTCCTTTTCAAACCCAACTATCTTTCCGCCCTTATGGGAAGCATCAAGTCCATCCCCATTTCCATACGTGCCTTTTTCTCTATTATAACGATTCAACTCAGCACGATATTTCTTCATCTTGTCTGAGGACTGAAATTTAGCATATTCACGCTTATAATCCCGTTCATATTTCTCAATGAATTGTTGGAATGTATACATATCTATCCCCAATTCTTAATAGCGTTGAAATTATTCTTACTAAACTCAAGTCTATTTACTAATTTAACTGCACTATTACTCATATGGTCAATAGCAACAAATCCCTCAGGACCAGTCACTTCATATCCATTTGAACCTTTGATGAATGCTGGTATTTTATTCACCTTTTCCATCTTCTTAATGAGCATTAGTTTAATGTCTGCTACTGTATCGTGCCACTCAAGCGCATATGCCAGAGTACCACCGATCTTTCTATTGTTATTAATTACAGCGATAAGATCATCCAATACTTTTTGTTTCTTCGCTTTACCTTTTTCAGTCTTGAGTTTATCAATCATTGGTTTATATCGTTTTCTAAGGAAGTCGATAAATCCACCAATCGCTTTCTGCTTACCAGAGAATCGTTTGCCTTGCTTAGTCAAATCATTGATATAGATTTTCAGGTTGAATGCGATATCAGTCTTACCAAACAACACTTCTAATGATTTCTTATCTAGGAGGTTCAACTCATTATGAGCATCATCAAGTCTCTTTTGGAGTGCTTTCATTTCATCAACAGTCAATGAGGCTGTACCAGAAACGTCTGTAAAATTAGTATCGGTGAACCACACGTCCTTTGTCTTAGTCAACTTTGAAATATTGATATTGAATTGGGCAGATAAATCAGCAATATTATTACCCTTATATGTTGTATGCCACACAACCCCAACTTTCGCTTTCTGAATCTCTTTGGCTAGTGGTTGGCTAGTCGGAACAGCATACGTGATCGTGTTCGGTGTAAATGTTATGTATGATTCACCATCAATAGTCTCTTTCTGTATATCAGATGGAATAAACATAAAATCACCTTGAATGATGCCCTTGATATTCATCTTAGGAAATTCTTTCAGTGCTATCTTCATCTTCTCAGCAAGAGAGGCCGCGTGGCCGTGATTCTTGTCGATATCTTCTGGAGTGTAATTCAGTTTAGGATTCTTGTTGAATACTGCTTTTGTGCCAACGAAGAATTTACCATTCTCTGGATTGATTCCTGCTACAATTGATGGCGCTCCATCGACCTTGGCTTGAATGTTGACCGCTTTCTTAGAATGTCCTGATAGACTCTTAGCAACACCATCAAGAATTTTTAATGCTTCAACACCCCCTGCATATCCCTGGTCGAAAATAGCATCCTCAATATGCTCCAGGTGAGTTAATTTAGCTTCTGTGATATATTGTTTGAATGTTTTCATCGTTTTAACTTCATCTTGAATCCAAGTTTATTACCAGATGAATACCCTGGCCAGCCAAATTGAAATTCTGCTTCCTTGAAATAGTTACTCTTAAATGCCATCTTCTTGGCTTTCACATCTACATTTAACTGTATCAATGTAACCTGTCTGGCTACATTTGTCAATGATTTTTTAATATCTTTATCGTTATTCAGAATCTTCCAAATAGATTCTCCTAGAGGAGATAGAATCAATCTCTTCTTATCTCTGCCCTTAAATGTCTTTGGACCAGGCATCGAATACTTCTTATGCCAAGAGTTTAACGTCTTTGCCAGATCATCCATTTCTCTATCATCAGTCCACTTAACAATAGATTCTAATGTGATTTGGTCTGGACTCATATTCATAATCTTGCCTAAGTCTTTCACACACTTAGTATGCATATATTGATGAATCAACAACATTTGCTCTTTAGCAGAAAAGTTTCCAACAATATTGAAGATTTGAAGGGCTTTCTCTTGAGAGTGGTCAGCATTAGCAGTTTTAGCACGATTCTTAATAGCATCAATAATATTCTTGATAGTTACTTTACCGCCTCCACCAGACTTAACAGAGATAGGATATCTGATACCCATACGTACACCATAGAAGTCGATTAACTTCTCATTTGATGCTGTCGGGAAGTATACCTCTCTAAACTTGAGAGAAGTCATAGCCCATATGGCAGAGAGAATTTCTCCGAAGTCTGCTGATACCTTAGCGAGGTCTTTAGTTGTGAACTCAATATCCTTCAATGTGATATTAGTTGACTTTGTAGATGCCAAATGAAGAAGGGAAATCAACTGATCTGCGATTTCCTTATCATACTTAGAATTGATTATATCAGTGGTTCTCTTGATTAAGTCTTTCTTATTTAACTGCTGTCCAGCCAGTCCAAGAGAATCTGGAGTCAAATCTTTATTTGCGAAAATCTGTCCCCCACTGGTTGTTTGAGAAATTTCTGAATTCACCCACTCCAGTGTAGTGCCCGCAGGTATTTTAGGACTCAATTCTTTTGTTGTAGTTAGAACATATCCATCATACTTATCAGATACAGTGATACTAGAATCAGTAACTTTGATCCCAATTGGATTGAAAAAAGTATTGAATTCAGGTAATTTACCCTTCATAGCAAAACGAACGTGATAATCACCGCGCCCAGAACCAATCGCTTTAATGCCATTGTCCTTAATGACCTTATTTACGAATGATTTGAATGCTCTGATTTCCGGAGATACGGCCTCTGCCAGAAATACCTTAAAACTTTTCATTAATAATTCCATTATAGATGTTCATCTTATTACATATTTATAATAATGATTATCTATACCTTGAAATCTTTGAATGCTTTCTTCTTTTCGCCACTACTGAATACAGATTCATTGCTTTGATGAGTTGTGCCAGAGGAAGATGTGTTACCAATAATATCTTCCTGAGCTGAATCTTCGGCATCATACCATTTCATCTTCGGTTTATCAATACCAATCACAAATCTCTTATTAACAGCAATATCACCGTGTCGGTTCTTCAACTGCTTAACCATTATCTGGTTAAGTTCTTCAAGTTCTTCCGTCTGAATGAGTGCGAGGAAGAGATCGGCTGTCGCTGGAAGTCCAAAAGATTCAGACGTGTCCTCAAGCCCCACGTCCGAGTTTCCAAAGCCCGACCTAGTTGTTTGAGTCGCACTCCAGATCGGCACATTAAATTCAACAGCGAGACCACGCAACTCTTCGGCAATCGCTTTAACATAGGTATAAGAATTGACACTATTCGCTCCTGCAAGTCTTTGTGAAGCACAAATATTCAGATAATCCACATAGATGATATCTGGAGTAAAGTTTTTCTTCAAGGACAACTCTTTTAATAAATGTCTCAGATGACCAACGTGTGCTTGTGACGTTGGAAATTCCTTGACAATCAACTTACCCTTAATCTTAGATTTCAATGCATCCATCTTCTTATCATACATAATCTTGGTCATATCTTTTAGATTGTCCAATTTAGTATCGAGAAGATTGGCATCAATTCTTTCCGCAATCTTTTCTTCTGCCATTTCCATTGTGACATACAGAACATTCTTGCCAATTGATAGATTGGATGCCGCCATATGACACATACCAATCGTCTTACCAACACCAGTACCTGCCATTAGAATATTTAGTGATTTTCGAGTAACTCCGCCCTTTGTAATCTTATTCAGATATTCAATATCAAATGGAATTCTTTCCTCGTGCCTATGATAGAAGTCATAACGATTATCAGAATCTTCAAGGAAGTCGTGGCCGATATGAGTGTCGAAAGATACTGATAGAGCATTGGATAGAAGTTCAGGAATCTCCCCCTTGGCTCTTTTACCAGATGAATCGTCAATAATTTCAATTGACTCCATAATGGCATTATATACTGCCTTGTCCTTACAGAATTTCTCAGTCTCATCAAGGAGCCAATCTTCATTATTATCCACTGGTAATAAATTACCAACCAATGCTTCTGCTTCTTGATAAACTGTGGAATTTAGATCCTCTCGTTCATCAATAGCAATTTGAAGGGCTTCCCTAGACGGAACATCATTATACTTGGAGTAGAATTTCTGGATCTCAGAGAACACGACCTTATCGGTATGACTCTGAAAATATTCATCTTTCAGAAATACGATTACTCTTCTAGCATAATCTTCATTATGTAATAGATTCGATAGAATCGTGGCTTCAATATTCAATCACTTCCCTTCATTTTCAATAAAATAATCCTTCGCTAAACGCATCACTAACTAATAGTTTAACAATATTACTAATTTCAGAACCGTATTCCTCTTTACTTATTTCAAGAGGCTCTACTGATTCATATCCAAATGATATTTTATCACATTCTTCTGACATTTGCAAGTTATAAATACCAAATTCTGTGCCATCTGTAGTTTTTATAAAGAATACATCATTCTCCTGGCTCATCTTCTTCCTCATCTGTTAATAGAGATTTCTGACCAATCGCATACTTATTTGTGATATATTCTTGGAACTTCTTATGAGTCACAATATCCATCCAGAAATCACTTGATTCGGTAGCGGAAGCACGAACTTTACCATCAATAACTTCACCTGTTTCTAAATCAACCTTAGAATACCATCCGTTTGATGGCTTGACAACGAATCCACCTTCAACAGCAACTTCAAGTAGTCCAGACCACTTCTTGATTCCACCTTCCCAAGTCACTGAAATTGGCACTTTAGACTTCTCTTTCACAAATCGGGATTTTTCAACATTGATGATAAAGTCATATCCCTCAATTTCAGTCCCTTTCTTGTTTTGCCTACGTCCAATAATCCAAATATTATCTGCGGAATAGTATACTCCAGTACCACCAGAAACAACTTGCTTACTAAACATTTCTTGTGTTTCATATGTATGATTAATCGCAATGAACGGAATATCCTTTAGAGTTAGATATGGAGTGACCATACGGAATAGAGACTTCAATTGTTTTGCTCTTGTCATATCAGCAACAGACTTTTGATCTTTCGCATCATCAAGTTCTTTTTTGGACGCAAGGTTGCCGATAGAGTCAACCATAATATATACTTTATCATCAGTCTGCATAGACTCTAATTGATTAACAACATCAAACTTCAACTCTTCGATATTCTTAATGGGAATATGAAGTACCCTATCAGTATCGATATTCAGAGATTCAAAATATCCTTGTGGCGTACCAAACTCAGAATCATAAAACAAAGCGATAGCATCTGGATACTTATCCAAATATGCCTTCATCATCAATAGACCGAAAGCCGTCTTGAAGTGTTTAGATGGACCTGCAAGAACTGTTAGTCCAGCAGTGATGCCGCCATCTAACTTACCTGACAACGCAACATTGACCATAGGAACAGAAGTTGGAATTACATCTTTGTCTGTAAATAAGGCAGACTTTGTTAGTTGGGTTGATTTAATAGTGCCAGCTTTCTTCAAGCGGTCAAGCAATGAACTCATTTTTTTACTCCATAATGTTATTAATCTTACAGCGTATTATACTATAAGATGATTGGGTTGTCAACCCTATTTTTTGCGAATTGGATTATCTCTCAATTCCTGTAGATTGAATGGCTTTCTCAAACCACCCCAACGTGTGAAATAGATGATAGGATACTTTGGAAACATCTTTAAGAATTCAGCGGACGTATATCCCATAACTTCTGCTACAACTTTATAATCAGTTGGAACACTCGCTTTACCATAGATGATTCTAGCTTCTACTAAGGCATCAATTCTATGAATTGTTGCTTGAAATCCATTCAGATCCATAATTTCAGAGGCAATCCTCTCTGACCAAACATCACCGATGATGTATCCATCTTCATCTAATTGGTATTCTTTATCTGTTTGTATAGCCGAGAACTTTTGTCTTGCTTGAAGGTTCTGAATATTCTCTTGAAAATTATCAACGAACCCATCAAAGGTTTTTGCTTGACTCTCTTGTGCTATTAAATCAACATCTATTTTTGCCATATTCTTTATCCGAAAAATGATTCAAGAGAACTCTTCTCTTCCCAATCCCAACCAACTGGCTGGAGAACTCCCTCAAGTGGAGAAAGAAAGGCTTTCTCAAATTGTAAATCATAATCCACCCAACGCTCAACATCAAACTCGGGTGGTAACCCACTCATAAATGCAATCGCATTTGACCCGAACGGATTAGGAGTTTTTAGATACGTGAACTTCACTTTAGACCCATCACCGATTGCCTCAATATTAGTTAATCCGTGTTTCTTCAATAGATTATTAAATACCTTACTCGCTCGAACGTGAATAGGTACTGCTTTATCTACGTGTTCATATTTCGTATACTCATTAACACCACGAGGGAATGCGATATCAACTGGTGGTAGTGTCACAAACTCTTTCTTATATTTATGCACCAAATCTTGGAGTTGTGCTTCTGTACCAGTCAACATTATATTCACTGCTTCTTTCAGCTTACCACGTACATTGGATGGTGTGCTGGACTTGACAATCTCAAGTCCCATAACCTTCATCTTTGGTTTAGCGTATCGAACTCCCTCATTATCATACACATTCAATGCATAACGTTTTTTGGCTGTCCATACTGCTTTGTCAGCGATAACCTCACGTCCCATAAACATCTTCTGCTCAAACGCATTAATGTAGTCTGCCAACTCTTCATATGAATTCTGAATATATGGCTCAAACGCTTTCTGTGCCATATCATCAAGTAAGTCTACGGTTTCAGTCTTATCCTTACCCTTCGCAAACTTATCAACAATCTTGCCCATTCTCAGATAAACAGAATCAGTATCAATAGCAACTACATAATCATAATTATCAGTTTCACAAATTTTATTCATATACTCATTAAGAGCGTTTTCAACCCAACGAATAGACAACTGACCACCAGTAGTAATTGCCTCAGCATTTCGTAAATCATAGTATCTGAACCACTGATTACCGATTGCCCCATAGGCGGAGTTTAACTGAATTTTTTTAGCCATCTGAATGTTGTTATACTTCGCAATCTCATTGGTAGTATCTTCACCTTCTTCTTTTCGCTGTTGGGCATTAAGCATCTTCTTCTTAAATACTTTACGCTCTTTATAAATCTTCTCCATTAACTCAGGTAAGAACCCTCTCTTATCCCTACGATACAATGTACCGTTAGGTGCAACTGATACGTTTTCACTCTTCAAATCGTCTAATTCTACTGAACGTGATAATAGTGATTCAACATCAACACCAGACTTATGTCCAACAATAGTTTCGGGAGAAATATTGTATTGCATAATCAAATGCGGATATAGGGAGTTGAGGTCGAAAGAAACGACCCAATCGTGAAAACCTGTAATTGGTGGTTTTACATATGCTCCCTCAAACTTCTCTTTCTTACCAGAATGAACTTTTGGTGGAGCAACAATATTCTTACGTTTCAGATAGTCATAGATAATAGAGTCCCACATTTTTACTGTTCCGAACACATCTTGGAAGTTAATCTTCGCATCATATGCCATTGTTATGGCTAATTCAATCAATTTCTGTTTATCATCCAATCGCTTGACCAACTCTACGTCTTTAATATTATAGTCGATAAACTTCTGGTGATTCACTCTTGCAAGTGTAAACAGACTGCCCTCTTCTTCATAGGATAGTTTTCTCTCGCCTAACTCTACGTGAGCAATATGATCCAATTTATAAGATTCTTGATTAGTGTATGTAAATTTCTTATAGAGGTTCAAATAATCAAGTTGAGCAACACCATACAAGTCATACACAATACTTTCTTGACCATACATACCACGGACAGTTCGTTCTTTAATCCATTTGAATGGAGATAATCTCTTTGCCTCTGCTTGACCAAACAGCCGTGAAATACGATTCACTAGATACGGAATATCAAATGATTCAATGTTCCATCCAGTGAGGATATGAGGAGGACTTAGTGTCCACTTATTAATGAATGATTGAAGTAACTCTTCTTCTGTTCTACATTGATAAAATTCAACAGTGATATCATCACGGTCATTGATCCATTCATCTAATGCCCAAGTGTAATAGATATCATCTATGTTATCATAAACAGTAATAGCATTAACTACGCCATCTGCTTTCTCTGGATGAGGGAAGCCCTTTTCAGAATCAACCTCGATATCAAAGTTCCAAACTCGAATCTTTGTTGCATCATAATCAACATCATCAGGCCATTGTTGACAAGTATATTGAAGTCCATAGTTATCGTTTCCATAAATATTGAAACCATCAATATCTTCATATTGTTTGATGAAATCTCTTGTCTCTTTGATGTTACCTGGACTGACTTTATGCACTGGTTTATCATCAAGAGTGCGGAACTTAGTCTCTCCTTTCTTTCCCTCAATAAACATTGTTGGATTAAATTCATCCCTACGAATGAAATCATTGCCGGTTTCTGTATTGATTCCTCGAACCAGGACCTTGTTACCTAGTGTTTGTATATATGTGTAAAATTTCATTGTTGTATTATATCAGGTCTCTTCGTATTTGTCAACTGCTTCGAATCCGACTCCTTCACCCATACACTTCTTTGTAATAGGATTCCACCAGCCACTTAAACACATCTTTTCAGTCATTCTATCTTCGGCAAATCGTCTAACGGAAGTCTTTTGTACTATTGTTGTGCGGGATTCGTCTTCGTCTTCCTTTTCATCATCAAACGATTCTTTATGAATTTGTTTCTCAGAACAGAATGGACAAAAGTAATCCCATAAATCTCTTCCAGGATCAACAATTATCCACTCTTCTTCACAATGAACACACGAAAAGAAAACATACTCCTTCCTATGTGTCATTTTTACACGCCTCAGGCGGCATACCAGGATAGTGTAAGAATGTCTTAATAAGATACTTTGAGTTGCTGATCGGTACTTTTGCTTCGTGAGGGAATCCAAACCAGGTTGGAAATATTAATAATCGACCCTTTTTAGGTTTACACTCAACACCTTCAAGATGCCAAGTGAATGCAGTCTCTCCACCTTCATCAACTGTTGCTGGATAGTACAGCATACCAAGATACCGACTGGCCGAACTCAAATCACAACTATCAATATGATCTTTGAAGTAATGTTTCCCCGGATCATATCTATGCATTCTCCAATCCTCAATGACTAAATCTTTAGGTAACATATATGGAGGAAATCCATTTTCAGTCATTTCATTTCGATATCGTTCTAATTGCTGTCTGGTTATATTATTCAAGATATTAACAATATTCTTCCAACGAGGATTTTCCTCTGCTCTATGGACAACATTCATTTCAATAGCATTTCGATATTGGCCATTAGGGTCTGCGTGCCCTTGGCCATATTCTCTATCATCAGGACCTGCTGATTCACCAACAAATGATTCTACGTGGTGGTCTGAATCCTCTTCAAACGCATCAACAATCATATCACAAATTGGATCAGGAACTACATTATCCCATATTCTTACAAAATCTGTTAGTTTAGTGTCACTCATATTAATGTACTATCTGCATTGTTGGTTTCTTTGTGATATCCACATTATTATCCTCATTCTTAGTCACATATGCCATCTTGAATTGATGTAGATTCACAATCGTACCATCGTCCATTTCAACGATACCATCCCAAGCGTCAATTAAATCTTCAACCACATAAATCTTTTCTGATATATTACCATCAGTGACAATTTCGAATGTCATACAAGAATCAAAATCCATCCATTCAAAACACAATGACACATTATAGCCTGTTGGCTCTTCCATATCTTCAATATTAACTTGTTTCATAATTATTCTCCGAGTTTATCTTGAAATATATATAATGCTGTTTGTATCTTCATATACTCTCTGGCGGCATCGTGGAGGCAATCGTGATAGATGAATCCGTCAGGCTCCACCTTAACATCGTGACCAAGAAGCGTCAATACAACTGTTTTTGAATCGTGAAGATTCCAGAACTTCCACGGTAAATCATCAGGACCAAGACCTTGTGTGATTCTGAAAAGGTCTTGAAGTAGACCGAAATCGAAGTGGGAGCCACGGGCATAGAATCGTGCCTTCTCGTGATTAACTCCCTGTTCATTGAGCCAACGAATCATATCATCTTTAAGAAGTGTCCAATGCATATCATCTGGCCTCGGCTTTAGAATGCGCTGTGCTTCTTTACCTTGTTCTTTCCACCAATCAAGGGTATCTTGATGGATCTTTCGCCCGGCATCCACTTGACTCTTTACGTCAAGTTTTGCATAGTAACCATCTTTGATTAAATCAGCAAACTCATAATCTTCCGATGAGTCTACTGCTACCATTCCGACTGATAGAATGACTGAATTGTTGAGACTACCAAGAGTCTCAATATCTAACACAACGGTATCTTTCATTGACCTTCCTTTATGATATAATTTTAAACCATTATATCATAAAGGATATTAATTGTCAAGTGAATCTACATATTCCTGTGATATTTTTGTTACTTTAGAATCTCGCCGTAAAGAGTGGGATAATGACCTCAAAGAATTACATTCAAGAATAACCACAAATACAAGAGAATTAAGAGAACACCAAGTGATTTCAGAAAACAAAATGCTCAACGAAATGCGAGCCATTCGTTTTCAATTAGACCAAAGAGTTGCAGTATTAGAGAAATGGAGATGGATTATCGTTGGTGGTTCTATTTTCATTGGTTTAATGCTATCAAATCCAGACAGTATGTTGTTTAAAATAATTAGTTAGTTAGTTAGTTTTACTTCACGAATATATTTTTTCCTAATTATTCCTGTTTATTTGCTTGACTTGTGCTTGTGTTTATGATATAATATGTTACATATTTAAATAATAAAGTTTATATGTTTATTGTTTGAATATACTTTTAAGACAATTTTGTTTTAGAAGAACGGTATAATGAGAGGCAAATTGCCTCAAGGAGATATAATGGCATACCAAGTAGACACAGGTGTTAAAATACCTGCAAGTAAATACGGAACTGGCACAGGCAAGTATCCGTGGCATCAACTAAATTCAGGAGATAGTTTTTTTGTTCCTGAACACGAGTTGGCTAATCCAAAGTCCCGCCCTGCAACACCACTTTTCAAGACATCATCAAGAGTGTGTGTTGAAAGTGGTATAAAAGGCATCCGAGTCTGGAAAATTTAGCATCAACTGGGGGATTAATTTCCCCCTTTTTGCTTGACTTTCGCATTATACTCAAACAATATATGGAATCTCCCTATGACCACATTCTGGGCAAGTTATTTTATATACAGCATTGCGGTTGAAGTCTTGTTTTGCCCAGCGTCCACTACACTTACCACATTCAAAATCGGTATAGTTTGCACCACCTTTTTTAAATGAATGGTAATGTCTAGCTTCTAATTTTGGCTCGGTTGACATATAATGATAAATTTTTTCTGCCATAATATAAATTCCTATTGTTTATTAATTATCTTGTAATACTCAATATTTTACTAATTTGAGCATCGATTACACCAGAACGATTTGGCCAGTGAATATATGCTTTGTCAGGATTACTCTTCAAGTTCTTCAACAGAGGTACAATTAACTTTTCGAGTGCCTTTAACTTCTTGCTCTTGAAATCTTCAAATTC